AACTTTAGGGTCAGGATCGAACCAGCCTTCGGCGATCTTATAGACTTGCTTGTCGTGTCCGGCCTTCAGATGCGTCTTGCGCGGCTCGAAGCCCGCGTTCGAGTGTATCCAGACAGCATCCGTAAAGCCGATTTCCTGATAGCGCACACGCTGTAGCGACGCCGAGGCTTTGTTGCTCTGATCCCGCGCAATCAGCGCCGCGCGGCGGGTCGTGATCGGATAACGCGCTTTCAACTCTTTCGTCAGCGTGCCGAGGTCACGCCCGGCTATAACAGCCCTTGAGACCAAACCTTCAATCTGCGTAAAGTACTGACTCGGGATCGATTTGATCAGCGACACGTTTTCTTGGATCGTCGCCTGGATGACATCGTTCATCGCCGCTGTCATCTTAAACTCGACGCTGAAGCCGCCTTTCTTCAGGATGTGCCGCAAGGACACGTCAGTGCGTTGATGCGCCTCCTGCACGAAGTGAATGGCTAACTCACGCGCTGTAACATTGAAGCGTCGTTGCCAGCGCCGCGCCAAGGCCCGTACGGCGAAACTTAGCTCTGCGGAAGGCGATACATCTAGCGCCAACTGCGCAATCTCGGGTGTGTTGCGCTTGTAGGCCGCCACGATCCAATACTCAGCGGACTTCTGCATTTCGCCGATCAGCTTGTCGAGTTTTGCCTTATAGGCACGCTCGATCGCTGTAGACGGGTATACATGCGCAAGGATGCGCGGTTTGTTTCGTGACGGCATTTTATTGCGTTTAACTTACTTCTGTGTTAATTTACATGACATGGGCGATTGAAAGGAATAAGTTATGAACGATTACATCCCAGCGCCGCAGGGCGTCGTTACGATCACGAACCTGGACGGCGTGACACTCGAGCGTCACACAATCGCCGAGCAGAACGACCAGAAGGCGTCCGACAAGCGCGCGACGCTCCTGAACAACGCATCGACCAAGTATGGACGCGGCAAGTTCTATCTGTTCGCCGAATGGTTTGGTTCGCAGTGCATCCAGCCGACATACATGCTGGACGGCCGCTTTACGCCGCGTCGCGCGCTTGTGTCTGCCTAGCCTTTACGGGCTTCTTCATCACGCCTTCAAGGAACTCGGGGGGAATTGCGTTCTTAAAGCGCAATTCCCCTCTTGCATAATAGCCGTGATCGAAGTCCGGGCCGTATTCCTTCGCCCACTTTTCATATGCGCCCTTGTCGCGCATCCGATCCCGCATCTCATTCAGATTGCCGCGTAGGTCAGGATCGATGTTCTCCTTGATCCAGGACCGCGGCACCTTGTATTTCATGACGGCGCGCTGCTCGTGCGGCGTATTCGTGACGTTCGACGTCTTGCGGAAGTTATGCTCGCCGCCGATGCCGGACATCGACGCGTAGGCGTGTGCCGTGTGCGGCTCCAGCGCCATCGATATCATTCCTGACGTCGGGTCTTTGTGGGTCAAGCCTTCCTTGGCAATCGTCGGCACGTTGCGCTCGTGCGTGCCGTGATACAAGTTCATGTGTTCGCCGTCTTCCCACCAGCCGACCTTCGGCGATGACTCGAACGGGATTTGTGTAGCAGGCGCAAACTTGCCGCCTTCACCGCGAGGATGGTCATGCTCTTCGAACCCGGCATCATGCGCTTGATGCTTCGCCGGACGGATCATGGACTCGGATATAGAGTAATCCTTGTTACGTCCTTTATTCTCGACGAACCCAAAACGCTTATAAAAATCGACAAGCCGATTTTTGTTTCCGCCGAGGTCTGACGAGGGAGAAAGTGCGATAGATCGCCCGGCCTTATCCGCCCACTCCGTAACGGCCTTCATTACTTCCGAACCTGTTCCGGAACCGCGTTCTGCCTTCGGGACAACAATCCGCGATAGGATTGCCGTGTTCCCGTTATCGCTCATATCCAATTTTAGACCCGGATGCTTATCTTCAAGCGCATCCGTCAATCCACTAATCGGCGCTTGAGACGCGCCGCCTGTCCCGAACTTGCCATCCGTCCGGCGCGGATGATCACCTTCGTTGAAAGCGGAGTCGCCCTTGAAACCGTTCGTAGCAGGTGAGCCAAAGGAAGCCGAACGGTTCGACACGGACGATGCCAGCCTGTCGGACGGATCGCGCGCCTTTGTCGGCTGTGCGCCTTGCTGACCCGGCTCTTCCTCGCCCTGTTCGTGTTCGCCGCCCTCTTCGCCTTCGCCGGGGTCGCCTTCTTCCGCAGGATTATAGGCGTTAAGTTCGGCTTCTGCCTGCTGACGCTTCTTGACGCCGGACAGATCGATGCCCTTGTATATCGACTTCGGATCACCGACGAGGCGCTCCTGTACGATGACGGCGTCAATTGCGCCCATGGCGATATTGGCGTCGTCTATATCGGTCTTTGTCTTTTCAAGTGCAGCCGCTGCTACGGCATCGAGCTGCCATAGATCGACAAACTCAAACGTGATCGCCGCATCGATTTCGCCGTACAGCGACAGTTGAATGAAGTCAAGAACGCGCTGCAAATTCTCACGGAACAGGAGTTCTTGAAAAGCCGCAATCCAATCATAGAATGCGCGAATTTCACCTTCCGACGATGCATTCAGACCCGCAGGCTGTATGCCCAGCAACTTGACAAGAGGGATGCGACTGACGGCCGCCATATGCTCTTGCGTCTGCGCCTGAAGCGTATCCAGGCCGCCCAGCGGCGCGGATACATTTCCGAATTCTTCCGTATTCTTATCCACAGCCATGACGCTGCGGTTATTACGAAGATTGTTGAACAGCTCCAAACGCATGAAAAGCTGTTCGCCGCCGTTTTGCAGCGTTGTGGCGAGGTCCGTATGCAAAACCATAACGGAGAACGCTGAAATGATATCGGCGACGGACTGACGCGTACGCAGCCAGTTATCCACATAGGGCTTTGCCATTTGCGACATGCTGAGTCCGCCGAACGAATAAGCGGGTTTCAGCAGATCGGGAACTTCGCGGCCGATAAAGGTCAGTAGCCGCGATGCATGGATTTGCTTGCCCATGACAAACCATTGCGTCGGCTTGTACCAATCCGGCTTGAGTGGATCGTTCGAGTCGTACGTTGTCGGATACGTCCAAACAGGCTCGACATTACGCAACGCCAGCAGCGGCTTTTCTTTACTGACCTTTGCCTTGGACGTCTCGTCCCTGCCGTTGCCGATAGACATCTGCAACTCAGGTCGGTCATCCGTGTCGCCCGTATCCAGATAGATATGACCACGGCCAAAGAACCCGTCATGAATAGCGGCCTTCGCGAACGCCTGCTGTACTTTAAGCCGTTTGAATTCGGCCGTAATTTCCTTCAGCTTGTCATCGTTGCCTTCATCTCCCGATGACTTAAGGTCGATCCACTCGCGTGTCATTTCAGACCCGATAACCTCAGACATCACGCGGTATTCCGCGCGCTGGGCGAGTTCTGACAGATACGCGTAACCTAGAAAGACCGTGCCTTCCTGAAAGGCCGAATTATAACCAAGCTGTGATGCCCAACCGATGACATTCAGCGTCAGCGCCGAACCCGGGTTCGCGTCGTCAAGCGCCATCTTTGCGCCGTCAGGAAGTACGCCGGGCGGCGGTTCGGCGGCCCTGAATATTCGTTTCGCAAGACTGGCGCGCGCCTCGATCCCTGTCCTGTCGCGGGCGCGGCTGCGTAGGACAGCGCCTTGCGTGATCTTCAGGGGCGCGGCAGCTTCGGGTTCGGCGATCAGGGCATTTGCAAGAAGCTTACGGTCCTCCTTCGACAGGTCCGCGCAATCCGGATGGTCGTCGATGATACGCTTGGCAAGACGCCGCGCTTTAAGGCGTGTAATAAAGTTCATGCGGATTGTGTTCTGTCTGCAACTCTGTTAAAACAGTATGTATGGGCGATCCGGCCCGACACGCGCGAAGGATGACATCATGACGACATTCAAACCCGACGACCTCGTGCGCATTCGTGACATCCCCGACATATCCGATTACCTGGAATGTTTCGAAGGGCATAAACCCGGCGACGTCGGCACGGTCCACAGCATTGGCGGAATGTTCGAAGACTCCGTTATGCTTGACATGGGTTCTTGCATAATGGAAATGGACCCGGAATGGCTGGAAGCTGCCCAGCCTGTCGCTATTTAGCACAAGCCGGGATCGGCAGCTCCGGATGCGATCTGTAGCCCGTAATCCAATCCGTCGCGATCTCGCGTTGTGCTTGCGCAAGATTGGCCGAAAAACTCGCCTGCTTGGCAGCAATGTTGCCTTCCTTTGCCGTGCCACATAGGAAATGCGTATGCAGCCAGTCTTCGTATACATCTTTCACGTGCGCTGTCCAGCACACGCCAGCATAAGGCTGAACCCACCGGTTTTTTCTATTGTTGTTGCAACCAATCTCTAAAGAGCATATGTGATCGACCTCGCAGCCTTCCGGGCCGGAGCAAGGTCCAACGTGAAAGTTGTAACGCGTTTCTTGTTTGCCGTTCACGGTTACGACATATTTGATCGGCGACAGCCCATAGTCGCGATAGGTCGTCAAAGCATCCGCGAGCGTCACGTCGCGGATCGCCTTCGTATTGGCGTGCGGACAAAGGTCCGCGTATTTAAGGTTTGGGCGCACGACGTCGGGCGCATCGATTGCGCTCGGCGACTTTGACAGGTCAGGCAGAATACGCACGGACCCTTCGAACGCCGACTGAACTTCGGCCGCCCAAACCGGAGAGGCCATCCACAGCGCCGCTATTGCGGCCGCAACACCGTATCGAAGCATCGTCATTCTCCCTTTTCAGGCAAGCCCGCGATCAGATAGCGCACCATCGCTTCAGCTTGAACGGCGTCTAGCAGGTTTGTTCCGACAGGCACGTGACGTGATGGCGGGTTTAGGTGCTCGTTATAAATCGGCTGAAACTTTATACCGGCATCGGGATTAAAGTTCTCAGGCAGCTTCCAACCAAGGAAGCGGTCGGTCATGTATTTTATCTGCGCGTCGGTCATCGTCTGGCGCGGTATCCCCACAATGGCGCATTCAAGCGCCTCACGCAGACTATCGGGCGCTGCGGGTTGATCGCCATTCTTGGGATCGAACCGGAAAAGCTCTTTGCCTTTGGTGTCCGTGATAGTCACAATCATCTGAATTCTACCTTCCGTGTCCATGCCCATGCGCACCGCCGTGGTGCATGGCGATTACGGCGGCACAGTCAGGCGCGGGTTGTTTGAGATCGCAGGTTGGCGGCAGCGTGGCATGCGTACAACTCGCGCACATTAATGCGGCAAAAAGCAAAAACAAGCGCATGCCGTGCCCCTTACGCATTAGAATGCCTGTTTACTCGCACATATAAGGCGTGCTACGGCGGTGTACGGCTTCCCTGTGTCCCTATGCCGACGCGCGTGCTTCTTCCAGCGTCGCGGCGCTACGGATGGCTTTGTGCGCGCGATGCGTCGGGTTGCTCAGATCGATTGTTCCCAAACCTTGCGGAATGATCCAGACGCGGTCCTGAAAGGCGACAAGGTTGTGCATCCTTATGGCCTCGATCAAGTGCGGCGTCGGCCCCGCGACATGCGCCGGGCCTGCATGTGTGCTGGACGAAGGCCCCTGCCAATGCTTGAGCGGCGGTTCTTTCAAACGAGAAAGCGCCTTACCGACGCCGATGCGTTCCATAACCTGAGACCAGAATGCCGCATGCGAATGCTGCACCGTGACTTTACGGCGCATGGACTCGGCAATGACTGCCGCCTCGCGTGGATGTGCTTGTGCCCATCTGATTTTGTCTGCGGCGTCGTCCGGCGTTTGATAGGCCAGGAAATCTTCGCCTTCCGTAAACCAATCGCCTAGCGGTGATCCTGCCGTTTCCAGCACGAGGCAGCCCATTGCGGCGAGTTCAAGTGTGCGCGCCTTGACGTGCTTTCCGGCATGGCCGCCTGTCGTCGCGACATTCAACCCAACTTTGCACATCGATAAAAAAGCGTTGAAGTGCGTAAACGGACTTTCATTGTCACGCGGTCGATATGTCAAAAGACCTTGCCTGATAAGCGGTTCTATGACCTCCCAGCGTCCGCCGTGCAGTCCACCCGTGAAACCACACATGATCGGGCGTTCGGTCCAGTCCGGCGTATCCAACGTAGTAACGGGACAAAGCGCCGTTAGGCCGCGTTCGCCTATTGGCCCAATCCGGACACCATCGATATTCACCTGCAAAGCGAAACGCCCGCGGTCGTAATAGTCCTGGATGTGCGGCCACCAAACGGGCTCGGCACCGTCGAAACACAGATGCACAAGTTTCCAGCGTGCGCCGATTTGCGCGAAATGCTTGGACGTCGGCACGGGCTTGCCGTGATGCTCGGGGATCGCCCCAACATGCAACACCCAATCCGGGTTCGCGGCTTCAACGCGCGCCAGCAAGTCACCGTCGTGCTCGGCGTGCGTCATCTCGTCGTAAATTATCTTGACGATTTCATTTCCGAGATCGGCAAGGGGATCGATGATCGGCGGAACATTGTTTGTCCCGGTTGTCAAAATGCAAACTTTCACAACCAACCTTCTTTCGCACTAGCGGGAATGCCTTGCGTCAAAACTTTTTCGGATAGGCAGTGCATCAGCTATAGACGCGCCAACCGCCAGCTACGAGAATTTCCCGAAACTTCGGGTCGTTCTGCGTAATCGTGTTGTTTTCGACAAGCGCCGGAAAGTGATCCGGCTCGATATCGATATTGAAACCGCGCAGGTCTGACGTATTCCATCCTTTGCCGTACTTGGGTGCCCAGCGTTCGACGAAGGTATCCAGATCGGACGGTGAAAACATTACACCGGCCTTGCGATTGTCATCCTCCATATGAACCGTAACGAGGCCCAAATCGGACCACTCGCAGCGTCCGCCGCTGTCCCACACGCGCATTGCGAGATCGCCGTCCGCGAAACCCTTTTCATAGATCGGATCGAACCAACCGATGTCGGCAAGACGTGATCGCCTCGCGAACGGGAAGTATGGGTAATACATGCCGAACTGCGTTCCGACATGAAACGGCCAGTTATGGCGCAGTCCCAGTAAGAATGGTACCGTCTTGCTGCGTTTAGCGAATACGGCCTCCCGCTCGTTGTAATTGTCGATTGCCAGCACGTCGAAGCCATCAACGACGAAATGATCGTCGACCCAGGGCATCACATACTCGCCGCGCATAGCCTTCCATGCCGCTGCGTGCCCGGCGTTGCATCCGTTGCCCGTGCCTTCCTTTTCCTCGATCCATATCACGTTCTCGTCGCAGTCTTTAGGCGGCGGAAACGGGCTGACAAGAATGACTTCGTACGAGCCGACCGTTGCGTCGCGCAAATTCTTGAGTGCGCGAATACACGCCTTTTCGTAAATCGACGGCAGGCTGATCGATAGCCGCGGTGCGACCCCATTCGTCGTCATGTTGTCATCCGATGCACGAGATTCATGAATTTAGGGTGATGATAATAGATCGAGTTATCCACAACGAATTGTGGGTTTTCGTACGGCCGAATATCGACGTTGAAGCCGTCGATCCTGGACGTGTCGAAGCCTTCACCGTACTTGGGTGCCCAGCGTTCGACAAACAGCTTTAGATCGCCTTCCGTGTATGGGCCGCCCGGACGCCCGCCTTCTCCCTCTTTGCGTTTGTCGGCGGCCGTGGGATACAGATAGAAGCCTTCCGTGAACTCGCAGCGTCCGCCGCTGTCCCACACGCGCATTGCGAGGTCTGAGTCGCCAAAGCCGCGTCGATACGCGCCGCCAATGAAGCCGACCTCGCGCATATCCGCGCAACTCATGAACGGAAAGTAAGGATAATAAATGCCGAAATTCGTTCCGATGTGCGCCGAATGCGTGCCGCGCAAGCCAAGTACGAAAGTGTTTGGAGTGCTGCATGAGCGCGCTTTGTACTCCGCGATAACTTTTTCGTCCCAACCATCGACGAACGCATGGTCGTCGGCGAAAGGTACGATGTATTCACCTCTCGCGTAACGAGAAGCATCTTCGTGTGCAAAAGCGCATCCTTGTTGTTGTCCTTGTGCCTCACGCAGCCACAAGATATTACTGAGAATGGCGTCTTCGGGCGCAAAAGGACTCACAACGATAACTTCGTAAGAACCGCGCGTCGTCGAACGGATGTTGCGGAGTGCAGCGGCACAAGCCTCCGGATACAGCGACGGAAGCGTAATCGAAATCAGCGGCTTTTCCATGCTCACGCTATACCGCCCTTACCAAAACCAAGGCCGCGGTGCGCAGACAGTCGCTCCGGGCATGACAGGCGGCGGCGTGAATTTCGGATTGGACACAACCTGAACCGCGCCCGAGACTGTGCGGGTGCCTAGCGTCGTCGTATATACAAAGTTCGCCGCATACTGGATCAATGTGACGCCTTGCTGCCAGTTGCCGAGTTCGACAAGAAGCTGTGTTGCTGTGTTCTGCGGCGTTGCCAAGATGCGTCCAGGCAGATCGGGGTCTGTGACATAAGGCGGATTAGCTGGTGGTCCAGCAACTTCAAAATCGAAATCGACAATGCCCGTAATCGTTTCGCCTGCCGCGAGCGTTGCTGTCATGTCGAACGTGATAACGCCTGTGTCGTTGACAAAGAACGGATTAAACAGACCGCTTTGTCCAAAGAATTGCGGCGCAACGATACGCGCGGGATCGACCGTTAAGGACATGGTTTACTGGTTCACGCGGACGTTATAGAACGACGCGCCCGGTGTGACCGCTATCAACGCGCATACCTTGACCGTTACCGTGTTAATGCCCGACACGTATGCCTCCCATATCGCGCCGTCGCCCGGATAGGTTTGGGGCGTTGCGTGAATGTCCATGCTCGTTGTGGCACCGCTAATCGTCGCCGTGCCGGATGTGCAAGCGCCCGCGATTAACGCACCACCGCCAATGGAGCCTGTAGTGCCGGATAGAACCGGCGTGATCCCTGTACACGCGACAAGGTTCTGACTTCCATCCGTGCAGACGGTCTTGGATGCGGCGACGGCGGTTAGGTTGGTTGTGGCGCTGGCAAGATCGGTTGTGTTCGATGCGCCACCGATTGTCACCGCACCGGAGGTTGTGCCCGTGCCAATGTTAGTCAAGCCGCTACCGTTGCTCACCTGAATATTCGTAGGACCAAGATTTGACGTGCCTACAACGACCAAGTTAGCGCCAACCCTGACCGCGCCGCCTGTAATCAACGAACTTAGTGTTCCTGCGGTGACGTTCGTGCCAGCTACTGGGGCCGGAATATAAACCGTTCCTAGATTGGTAACGGTCTGCGCTGACGTAGAAGCAAGCGTGGATGCCGGGAAGGCATACAAGCCTTGAACCGCAATCGTACCCGTCCCTGTCGTGTCCGTGAATGTGGACGCTGAGCCGGTTAGGCCGTATCCGTTCGTAGTTTGCGACGCGCGGGAAATAGCGCCGGACAGGTTCAGCGGTGAAGCCACTGTAATGATGTTCGCGCCGCCGCCGAACGTTACGGTTCCTGTAGTCGTGCCTGTTCCGATGTTGGCAGTATTAGTACCCGCATTAACATCTATATTAGAAACATTATTTGTGGTGAATGTACCATTGACTGTTACAATAGAGGCGTTTAATCCCCCGATGCCCCAAGTCGAACTGTCTGCGGGTACAAATGTGCCTTTAACAAAAAGATTACTATTGGCTAGAACTTGCCCTGCTGCCTGTAGTGACCAAAGATTAGTAGCTGTCACGTTCGTTCCCGCGATAGGTGCGGGTAGATACAGCGTCGAGAGATTTGTGACCGTGATCGCATTTGTTGCGGCAAGTGTATTGCCGGGAAATGCTAATAACGCTTCGGTCGTTATTGTGCCTGTCGAGCTATTGTCGGTGTAGGTTGCTGCATTACCTTGTAAGCCAAGCCCATTTGTTCCCCAAAATGGGCTTGTTATATTTCCGCTAAAACCGAAGTTTCTTGCTATAACGGCAACGCCATTTATATTGGCGGCAGTCGTCCCGCCGATCACAGTACCATTAATCGTCCCACCCGTAATAGCGACCGCGCTGGCGTTCTGCGTCGCCATCGTGCCCAACGCTACGCCGCCTGTCTTCGTAACGGTAATTACGCCCGCATTTGTGATCGTCGCGTCGCCGGACATCGCCACAGAAGCAGCATTACCGCCACTGCTGCCCACAAGGATGTTGCCGGAAACCAAAGGCAGCGTCGTGGCGCACGTGTTGACGGTGCTTGTAATCAAACCCGTTAGGGCAGGCATCTGGATGCAAGACACCTGACCCGGCTGCGCAAATGCGGCGGGTGCGATAAGGCAAAACGCCGCCAGGGTGCAAATTACGTTTCTCATGTCGGATACCATGTCGTATTTGCCAGATCGTAGATGAAGGACACAGGCACATCCTGCGCTAAGAAAGTCGGGGCCGACGCCACGGTCTGACCCGCACCCGGCGTTACAGTCAAGGCTGTTACTTCCTGCGTGGAGCATACCGTCAGCTTCAAGCCGTTCGAAGGCGCAGCAGGCATTATGATCGTACCTGTCGCCAGCGTGCCGACAGGCGCAAGACTTGTCGTCTTTGCCGCCAACGTTAAGGAGAAGCCAGTCGTCGGGGCGGAGCCGCCGTTAAGAAAAGTCGCTTCTGGAAAGTTCCCCGTGGGATTTATCTTGTTCCACTGTGATCCGTTGTACCATGTCAGGGTGCCGTCCGTGCTTGACACGTAAGCGTCTGAAACAAGATTTGTCAGTGGGTTGGACGCCGTCGATCCATAGCTGTCGGACTTGTGCGGGAGCATAAAGCGGCTCCAGACTGACAGACTTTCTGTCGAAACCGCAATGTCTTGCGTCAGCGTCCCAATAGCCGTTACGGGATTGAACGACGGCTGTTGTTGCGTCGAGAAGTAATGCCAATCTATCTCGATCTGTAGATTGCCCGCCGAGCCGGCCGCAATAGTCAATACAGGATGTGACGTGGAAGCTTGAATTTCATACTGACGCGACAGAGTTATAAGCTTTGGGCCAGTCGTGCCGCTCCCCGTGTAATTCTGAGTATCTATAACCTTTCCACTTACGCTATCCGTAATCGAAAAGGTAGCACCCGCATTCGCGTTGTTGGCCGTATTGCTTGCAATCTGACGAACGAACAGTTGCCACGTCAGGCACGAATAGCTGACGCCGCTATTGCTATAGCGCGCAATACTTGCACTCGACAGATCAATGCCGGTCAGCGTTATCGATAGCGTCTGCGACGCCGCGAGCACGAGACGCCGGGCAAACGGCGAGGAATTATTCGGTATCTGCCCTGCGTCTCCATTCCAATCTTCGATAAGAAGCGTGCCGGGCGACGAAGCCACCCACGGAGAAATCGGCGTGACGGTAGCACCGTTCGTATTGGCAAACTGTGGGTTTGGTATTTGCTGATCGGGCGTTCCGCCCGGTGCCCACGCGCTATCACCGTTAATCGAACGTACGCCGGGAACAAACTCTTGTGACACGATGCGCCGCTCAAACGCGCCAGTGCGCTGAATAGCGTTCGAGTCGCCCTGTATGTTGACGCGGCAGTCAATAAACTTCAGCGAACTGTTTAGGCCCGCAGATGCGGATAGCGCTGTGGGTTGTTGCGCAAAATCTATGAACATGGACCGTTCAAACGTAATGGCGGCGCTATCCGTCCCGCCCTGCTTGATCGGAAAAGTGCAGTTCGCCGTATCGGCAAAGATTTTCATCTTGTCGAAGTTGATCGTCCCCGCCTGCTGTCCGTTCACGACGGGCGCGACAACCGTTAGCGCGCCGTTCGTCGGATCGAAATCGCACCCGATCTCCATCGCCTCGAACGAAACAACACCGCCCGCGATTGCCGCTGTGAAGGCATTGGCGTAAATGCAGGTAATATGTTCCAGTCGGCCGCCAACGAATTTGATCGTTGATGTGTTGCCGTTGTCGTTGAGTAAGGTCGAATTGGCTATGCCGCTCGTTTGTCCGGACGTGCCGTTTAGGTGCTCGACGAGTAGCCCAAAGCCCCCATTCATATTATCCAGATGAAAGTATGTGCCGCCAGCCAATACCGAAACGACGCAATGCTCGAAGTAATGCTGAAACGCCTGCGGCGCATTGCTATAGAAAAACTTATTAGTGTTGTTGCCGTAACAGTTATCGAAATGGATAAACTCGCCGTTGCTGCCCGTTCCGGCAAGCACTCCATATGCAATCGACGGGCCTTCGGAATTACTCGGGCCGGAACTAACTGTGACGCGGCGCAACGTCGGATTTGAATACTCCGTCGAGTTGAACAGAACGCCATAGGTCGCGCCGAGATTGGTCGTGCATTCCAACCATAGATCGGCGATCTCGATATTGCGGTACGCCTGGGCATTGACTTGCAGGATCGCATTGATGCCCGAACCGACGAGTGATATACGTGTGCCGCCGATGCTCTGGCTCGGGCCGCCGCCCGACATCGACCAACCTTCGACAAGATTTGCGCCTGTGTATAGTGCGCCAACTGTAAGTTGTGCCGTGACCTTGCATATCAGCCCGGCCCCGATTTCGAGATTTATGCCCGCCGCGAACGAAACATTGATGGCATTCTGTAGTGCCGTCGTATCGTTTGCTACGCCGTTGCCGACAACGCCAAACCATACCGCCTGCATCGGCCCGTCAAAGTCGCGGATGTACGTGTGGCCTGCCGCGTCCACAATCGTTGTGCCGCCATTATCTATGGGCGGCGCACTCGATAGCGTAAAGATGCCGCCACCCGCCGATGCCGGGCCGTAATAGCCCTGCACGAGTACGGCTGGGTAAGGCGTCGTGTTGAGACGCAGCGCCGCAATCGACGGCACGACGTCGAAGCCTTCACCTTCCGATGCCAGCGCCAGCGCGCCGGACCCGTTCAGCACGAAGTCGCCGGAGTAGGCCAACGACAACGTACCGCTGAGCAGGAATAGCGGTGGCACGACTTCCGCGATTGTCGGCCCCAAGCCTATCGGAAGTCCATTAACGAGCGGCGTGCCCGTTAGGTTGATATTGTCCGCCGTACCTCCTTCAGCGTCGACTTTAGACGCAAAGAACTGGTTTACCTGCGCGGAAAGGAAGCCCCATAGCGTACCCGGCCCCTTAAATCCGGGCGTATTCTGTGGCGTAGCAGCCATGGGTATATCGATCCTAAAGAGTCAATGTAAGGATTGAATTGAATGTCGAATGTTGGCGAGTCGGACAAGGTGCTAGCAAATCCCGGAACCTTTGCCGCAGGGTGGAATGCCTGCTGTCTCGGCATGGATTTACGGGACGCGGCGACGCCTGAAGAAAAAGACGGGTTTGGGCGGGCGATGCGGGTGCCTAAGACACAGCGCATCATGTTCAATAAGACGGCCGCGCAACGATCCGTTTGATGTCCGTCGAATGGCAATGCCAATGCGGCAAGTGGATCGATGCTGCGTATTCCGCGCATCTGCACGCACGCACAGAACCCGTAGAGTTGACCCAGGCTGAACGCGCTCAGCGCTTATTCAAGGTCGATGTAGACATCATACGCGCAGATCGCACAGCGCAAAGCCCTATGCGCATACGCTAGACAGGTTCCGGCTCGTCGTTCTTCTGTCCGTCTACGCAACGGCCGTTTTCGATATAGCCGTGCCAACAGCCCCGGCAGTTTATGCTAGGCGTGAATGTCGGCGCGATCCTGTCGCCGTTAATCCACTCCCACTGGGCATGTCCGCCGTTTTCATTCTGCCCATCGCGCGAAATGTCCGTCGTGCATGCAATCAACAGATAACCGCATCTGCCTTTTCCTTTGGGACACGCAAAATCGAATAGCTGTTCCTTACCCGGTTCGCCATTGCCGTCGAAGTCCAGACTGTCGAACGATACTTTAGCGTCACTCATTCCGACAGCCACCGCGGTGAAGGCGCAATTCTATTGTGGAAGCGTTCGAGCAAAGCTGAGTCGGACTCGCTCATTTCCGCGTATGCCGATCCGTCGATGTAGCGTACGGGAACTCTGGCAATAAGAGCGATAGTTTTCATTATCGCGTCATAATGCGCCAAAGCCACAACGTCGCCTTCAGCCGCGGTATCGATACCAATGATCGTTGGCGCATCGATTACCGGCAAAGTAGGCAGCGCTGACACGGCTGCGACGGATGCAACGCCCCGGAACAGGGCACGACGCGAAAGCTTACGTACGCTCATTGCAGCGCGTCCTTAGGCATGCTGGAAGTCGGCGGCGTCGCCATCGGCGAAATACTTAACCAAGTAATCAACGATATCGCGGGGCTTCTTCCAACCGTCGATCACATCATCGGGGATCGCCATTCCGTCCATCTCAAACGCGTCTTCGCATTCCATGCCGAGTTCGACGATACTCAGGCTGTCGATGCCGAGCTGATTGAATGACAGGTCAAGTTTTTGTCCGGCGTTGTCTTCACCGAACATATCATTCATAACCTTGCTGAGCTTGGCAATGATATCGTCGCGCGTCATATCCACTTCCCTTGTTCAATCCGTGTGCCGGGATGCCGCGACGCATCCAAATCTTGTT